GGTCATGAATGACGATGGTTCTATCTGTCCTGTTCAAGTCGGCCCAGCGTAGACGGGTGAGTTCACTTGGCGGTCGAAAGCAGGAATCCAGGATGAAGTCGATGTGATCGATCGTCAGCGTCTCCGGCCTCAACCCGAACCAGTCACGCAATGCTTCGAGCTCGTCGGGCTCGGGGCGCCGGTCCCGCTCGTTGGATCGAAACGTGTAGCCCATGTGCTTCAAAATCTCTCGAGCGTCATCCACGATGGCCGGCTGGATCTTCATCCTCCACAGAGCTCGAGCAATCTTCAAAACCCCCTTCAAGTAGGTCAAGTCGATGCTAGCCGTAACGCCCGCTATAGCGCGGTCATCGGTGATGTATTCCACTATCCTGTCTGGCGTCAGGTCGCGCACCGGCACGTCATGCAGATACCGATGAATCAGCTTCAGCACTGACGCCTTGTTTTTGCCAAACGGCTTGGCTTTGCCTATTTCGAGCTCGTGTCGCTCAAGTAGTGTCCCTAAGGTGACGGACCGTGGAGGCGCATCACCAGCGTTCCCGTGCTCGATTTCCGTCTCTCGAGCTCGAGCCCACTTTTCAGCGAGAATCTTGGTGGTGAAGGTCTTTGTCAGCACCGGCGAGCCCTTGCGCCGAACCTGCGCTCGCCATTTTTCCCCGACCTTGATAATCGAGCTCATCCCGTAGCACTCCTGTAGCAACGGGCCAGTGTACAGATATGCAAACCACTGGTTAAAAATGCAGTATCGTGTTTTGCCTGTGGACGCTATTCCCAATGACGCAAACAGAATCAACGACTTACAGCCGATGGCGAATCATGACGGCACCCATGATGGACTGGACGGCATGGCGAGCTTTCATGCGGCTTGCGAGGCATCCTGTAGCATTTTCATAGCGTCGGCGCGCTGAGAATCGATGTACCGCGCCACATCAGCGATGTGAGCCTGGTACTTCGCGCCGACCTTGAACATTGGGATCGGACAGCTCCCGGCATAGATCTTGTTCTCGAGTGTGCGTGGGCCTATGCCGAACAGATCGGCGATTTCCTCGAGACTCATCACTGGGAGGTCATGGGTAAGCAAAAGAGCGAGCTCAGTTTTCATACGCGGACTCCCAAACATCAGAAACACGTTGCGTTAAAGCTTTGTGGCCAGCCCATACCGGACTCTCGAGCAAAATATTCAGAGGAGGCAGAAGCGCATGGATATGAGCGACTTCAACGCCTTGCAGCGCAAAAGGCGGGACTTCCAGCCAAGAGAAGCGCGCAAACCTCTTGCCATGCCGTAGCGTCATTGCCCAATAGTGCTGCGCCATGCGGGTCTGGATTGAGAGTGACTTCCCAATGTAGAGCAGCATGCCGTCCTCATCGCTGAGCGCGTACACGCCACTTACAGTCGGCGCGTAGTTGATGTCATCAATGAGCATGTGCGGCGCATCGGGGGATAAGACCCAAGTAAAGCAAAACGGTTCGCTTCCGCACTCCCAGCGCAAAAGATCGCCTGGCTGTTCGAGATATTCAGATTCGCTCACGTCCTACCTCTTTCATCCCTAACCTGCCGACCGTTTGCAAGTTCGAGCAATACGTCTGCATGGCAGGGCTCGCCCAATTTGCACCAGCAGGCAAGATTCTTCCCGCGCAGCAGGTCGAGTTGCGGGCGGGCAGTCTTCCCGCGCTTGAGATCATTCACCAAGGCGTTGCGAAAGGCTTGTACGGCTCCCGCGACCCCTGCTTGTTGGCCCTGCTTTGGCCCTGTGCAGTAGGTGTCAGTCGCCTTGAACGGATTGCCCCACTTCGTAGTGCGATCGACCTTCACCGTGTTGGGCGGCATCTTCCAGCCCTTGGCGCGGCTCAGTTGAATGCGTCGTGGAGCCGCATCCAGTTCTGCCCCTTTAAGTGTGGAGGGGTTAGACATGGGAAGCTCCAATCGAAGCGGCTGCACGAACGATCGCAAGGCGGGTGGCGGCAAGCCTTAGCTCGCAGTTTTCATCTTCGAATTCTTGGATGACCATAACCGGCGAACAGACCATCTCGATTCCTGTCCGTGACACGCACACGTACCGGCTGTTGTCGAGCATGGAGCCGTGTTCAATGTCGAGTCGCAGCTTCACCGCCAGCCTCAGCGCATCGCCGTCATCGGTAAGAGGGTTCCAAGTGACAAACGTATCGTTTTTCACATAGGTGAAGGCCGGCCCCATCCAGCCACATTCAGGGAGACCCGCCGCCCTTGCCGCAGCCTCCAGTAGTTCGCGGTCGCTGCTCATGGTGTCTCCTTATTGATGCCGCCCTCAACCTGCAACGAGCCATCAGCCAGGCCCTTGCGGATGGCTTCCCGTAGCTCGGGGAACGCCGACAACGGAAGGCCTTGGCTCGGCTCCTTCGGTGCCTCCTCTGATTCGGCTTTCGGTGCTTGTGGGGATGGCTGGGCGGCGAGCTTTGCTTCAAGCGTGGTGATGTAACCTTCCTGCTCGTTGATCAGTGCCAGCGCGTCGGCTAAGCTCCCAATCGTGTGGGCAATGTTGCGGGCGCGTCGCTTGCGAAGCTGGGCCGCGTCTTCGACGCGGGCGACCACTACCTGCAACTCTTTGGCGCAACCGACGCCGCAGCCGTGCATGCACACCATGTCGCTGACCTCGCAGACGCGGGTACTCATTTCCACACCTCGGCTTTCGTGATGGACGGGAGCCCGTACTTGCCGCCCAGCGCCTCGCGGAGGCTACTCTCAGTCGGAGCGCGTTCGACGAGACTGGCTTGGAAGTTGGGCGGCATCGGTGGCAGCACGCAGCGCAGCGCATCGGCATACACCATCACCTGAGTAGAATAAGGCGTACGGTGCAAGGCTTCGTGTAGGTGGCGAACCTCGGGGGCATCTGCGACAGCCTGAGGCGAGGTGTACAGGCGCTCAAAGTCGCACAGCGGGGGCGGCGCACCTTCGTGACGAGTGTAAGTCTCCTGGTCCTCGTAGAGCTCGCCCGTGCAGACCAAGTACACCTTGACCGGCTCCACCCCTACGCCAGCACCTTGCATGTCGGTCGGGGCGGCTACTGGATGAGCGGCACCAGGAGGGGCGGGCAGCAACCCAAGCGGCTCAGGATCAACGCCGATGTCGCAATAAGTGGCGGCCTCAGTCTTGTCGAAGAAGAGCATTGCCGGATCACCATCCTGATTGCGTGTGAGCCACGCCACCGGGGGATTCTTCTCTTGGAGACGGGAGAGGACTGAACGAACGACGAAGCGAAAATCGCAGTCGCGCCCGCCGTAGGAAACCCCAGCCTCACACGCCGCGTCGTCAATGGCCGAGTCAGCTAGCAGAAAATCTTTTTTGAAAATGTCACGGTCAACAGTCATGCTGTGGGCTCCTTGGTGTTGGGGGAGGCGGGCATTCGCTGAATCTCGCGCTGGCGCCATTCGTGGGCGGCTCGGTATTGGTCGCGTACAAGTTGCCGAACGGCTGGCATTCCGATCTGCGCAATCAGGTTTTCTGACACGTAGATGTCGCCCGGCCAAGGCAGGCAGGATTGGCCAACTTTTATCATCCAGCGTCCCTTCCCGCTTGAGCGGCAATAGCGGCGTCGATCAACTGAACAATGCGCAGACTCTCCCAATCTTTGCGCGGAGTGCGATTCTGGTATTCAGTTCGCAGCCACTCGGCCCCCGCGTAGGCGTTGGCAACATAGTGCGCGTGGAATTTTCCGCCCACTTCCAGAACGTAAAGCGACTTCAAGTGCTTCGCATCCTTCACTACTTGCTGTTCTTCTACTGGCTTTAGTTCGGGTGCGGAAAGAGCGGCGAGTTGCCCCCGTAGATTCGCAGCCACCTTCCGCTCGAAGTCCACGGCTCCTGCACAGATTTCGAGTCGTGTTTGAAGGTCATACATGGGCGTGTTCCATGTCTCCATCGGCTCGCCTGCCGGTTTGTATGCCTCTCTCACCGCACCTCCGCCTTGAGCGCGGGCTGCCTCGGGATGTACAGGCTGTGCAGCAGCAAGCAATGCGCGGTCGCGACGTTTGCGGAATTCGTAGGTGCAGTGCTTCAGCGTGGCGATGCGACTGCCCACGGTAGAGGCAGCATCAAACACGTCGCACTCGGGAACATCGTCCGATTCCTCGCGGCGGATCAACAACGCATCGCGTGCGTCAATGGCCTCCAGCAAGCGCTCCCCGGCCATCGCCATGTACTCCGCATGCTCGATGGCGTAATTTTTCGGCGTCCGCTCCGTCAGTCCTGTGCTGGCTGGAACGGGAGAGGCGGCGAGCCTGCATGCCTCCAAGTACATCCAGTGAGCGCCTGCGTGCCAAGCGTTGATTACGTCGGCCTTGATGCCTCGGCGCGAATCGCCGTTGTAGTCTTCGGCGCGCTTCTCTGCTGCCGCAATCCAGTCTCCGGTATAGCTTGACTCTGGGGGCATCCCGGTCGGCTCCTGCTGTACCGCTGCTCCAAGCTCAGCAGCGAAGGCGTCGATGATGGCGTGCTTGTATTGCTGGGGAACGTCGCATGTTGCAAGGCTCCGCCGCAGTGCTTCAATGGATGTGTTCATGATTGCTCCTTCGGGGTGACTGCTGGAGAGGCTTCGGGAGCGGGAGGTTCCGGCAACCAAAAGGTCACGTCGAAGGCGTCAAGGTGTTCGTCCCAGCCCAAGCCGATGGGCACGGTCGCCGACGAAAACGACAGTGGCGCTTCGTGCTGCTCTGCCCAGGTGTCGAACTTCCAACTCGCCGCCTTCTCCCACGTCGCCTTGCTGAACACGAGACAGCGCGTGCCCGCTTTGGGCATCCGTTCTTGCGTGCTGATCGGAGGCATCCACCCTACAGAGGGGGCTGGAGTAGCGACAGGGGCGGCGCGAACCACAGCTTCAGCGGCGGCCATCCATTGAAGGTGCGGAGTCAAGCCCAGGGTTTCCCATTCTGGGCCTTGGAACGAGGGGATCACGGACCCGCGCCAGGCGTCATGCGCAATCTTCGCGAGCGCCAACCAATCGCTCTCGGCTGGTGTGGTGGATGCAGCAAGAGCGGCGAAGCCAGCGATCAGCCTGTCGATTTGTTCGTCGGTTGCACAGAGAATCCACTGACCACCTGCCCTGTTGTTGGTGGCGATGCCGCTACGGCCCACCGCCTCTAAAAAGCGATGGCGGGCTTGTTCAATAGGTGTTGTCATTGTTGACCTTTCCACTTGCCGGTGACGGCGTTGAAGTCCTGAAGCTCTCGCTTCAACTCGGCCAGGGTGTAGCGGTCATCAACTTTGCGCAGCCGGCCGCGCAGGAGGTTAGCCATGCTGTATGCGATGGCATCGGCGGCGTTCAGTTGCTCGCGTGCGGCTTTAACGGCGGCGCGGGTTTCGTCGAATGGGTTGTTCATTGGGGTTACCTCACGCGGTAATCAAGGCTTTCGCCCTGATGTTGTCGATGGTCGAATCCACCAGCTTGAGGAAGTCAGCGCGGCGCGCACGAAGCATGTTCAACTCATCCGCGCAATCGGCACGACGCAAGCGATGCACGAACAATTGCGAACCTTCGGGGAATTCGGAGCAGTAGCTGATGAAATCAACCCAATGACGGCCCGTGCAGTCAAGGTGCCCAACGAGCTGCCACTTGTAGGCGGGATCAAAACTCCCGCGCTGGATCGTCGCGTAGTGTGTCGGCGCAATTACCGACTTGATTTCCACTACGCCATCAGAGTTCACCAGCCCATCGGGCGAATCCCCGAAGCGGCCGTGATCGAAGAACCCGCCATTCGTGACTTCGCAAAATCGCTCATCGGCATAGAGCATCCTGGCGACCGGCTCTTGTTCATGGCCGCGCTCGGTATGGTCGTTCGAGAAGCTGAATTCAGCCTTTTTCCCGGTCAGCACTTCCAATGCGATCTGGAGTGCATAGCGTTTGGCAGGCTCACCGAAAGCAGCGCCGTAGTTCGCCATAAAGCACCCAAAGTTCGAGCATGTCGCTTTCCCGAGGCGCAAGGCTTGCCACGTCTCGGTGTTCTGCTCAACGTCATGAAACTCAAACATTGGCGGACTCCTCGACGCGCTCGGGCGGCAGCATGCACTCTGCGGCGAGTTGCTGCTGATGCTCCTCAGACATATCGACACGGGCCAGCACCGCAGCAAGGTCGCCGTCGCGCTTGTATGCCTCCTTTGCGTGCGCCCATGCCTTTTTTTGGTCAGGCGTCAGAACCTTCCGATTGGCGGGCATTGGGCTGATCCGCAATCCTTCCACAGACTCCTTGCCGAACTTGACGTTGTGATCGACATAGACCGTGATGCGCACATCATTCCAGTCGTCAATGAATGCTGAGCCAGTCAGCCCCTTCATGGTCTTGCTGTTGGTCGCGTTCAAGATCATCGGCTTGAGCGCTTCACCGGGGCGCAGCTCGCGCTCAACGAAGTGCGCCGTATTGAACTTGTCTTTCGTCTTCTTGGTGCGGTCGGGCTCAAGCCGAACATGCTTCACCGTCAGCAGCGTCGGCTCAACAATGTCCGCGCTTGACAGATACGGCGAATCGAAAGCCTTACGGTAGTGCGTTTTGTCGTTCATGGAAACTTTGATTTCAGGATTCACAGCACACTCCTAGAAAGTTGATAGACAACGATGCATGCAACAACCACTGCACCAACGAGTGCGCCAGCGGTCATCAGTAGCGCATCTCTCCATGTTTGATGCCATTCATCGCGGTCAGCAATCTCGTGCTGTTCACCGCCTTCATAGCGATAGAGGTTGTTCATTTGGTACTCCTTTCCGAAGCCCTGACTAGCAGGGCTTGAGACAGGGTTAAGCGGCTTGTTGGCTTTTTTTGGGATTGGTCAATTCGCCATCAGGCGAAGAAAACCAGAGGCTTGCGAGGTAGGCAACGCCCGCCTCTTTGTGCTCATGCTTCGGCGCGAAGCTGTTTTGCACGACTTGCAGGTTTGCCATCGCCATGCCGAGATCGATCCCTTCTTTCGGCACCGGGTAACGATCAAGGCCGTCGAAAAACCACTGTCGCTGCCACTCTGCCCACGGGCTGTTGCCTCTCTTGAATTCGTCTGGGATTGCCGAATAGGGCGGCAGGATTTTTGAAAGCAAGCCGCTAGCCCCTCCAAACGCTACGTCGGCACGGGTCACTGGAATAGGTGTCTGGTTGTTGTCTTTGGGCACGCAAATCTCCTTGTATTGCCCTCTCGGGCGGTTTAAAAATCAGTGGTTAGTCTTCGCCTGCTGCACGCAATCAGCAAGGTCATCAGCGACTGCCTGAGCCGCCTGGGTGTCGTCCGGCCCATCCAGATACCAAGAGCAGCCGAGCATCAAGGCAAAGCACAGGGCGATAAGCCAGCGGGTGATCGTGGTCATGCCGTTCCATCCCTTCCCGCTTGAGCGGCAATAGCGGCGTCAACAGCGGCGCGAGGGCTGTCTCCCGTGCCGTCGCATCCGTTCATGCCAGCCACCCACCACTTGCCATCGTTGGGGCCATCCTGCAGAAGCTGGAAAAAGAACTCGTCGCTTTGCCGGAAAATCCAGTCGAGCCGCTCCGTATCCTTCACTACTTGCTGTCGAGGAGCAAAGGGGATGGCGGATAGCATGGCTTCCCAGACAGAGCGCATGTTGTCGCCGTCAATGCCAGAATGTTCGCCACAAGAGCCACGCCCGATGTTGCCGCACTCGTTCATGGCCTTTGCAACCATGTCGTTCGTTGGCTTAACAGGCACCCAGACCGAGCCTTGGCTCGGCTCCTTTGGTGCTTCCTCTGATTCAAGAGCAGCGCGCATGAATTCAAAGATGGTTTCGTAGCCATTGGGCATCCAAAGCGTGTCGCCAATTGCGCCTTCGCGCTCGTTCTCTAATTCAAGCGCGGCCAACGCTTCGCGCAGCGCCTCTACCACCTTGCTTGTCGTCGGGCTGGGTTTTATCTTGGCGCTCATGCAACCCTCCCCACAGTCATCGCATCAAACTCACCCCTAGGCTGAGAGCGGTAGGGAACGTCTTCCACATCCTTTGCTCCATCCAGCCACGTCTCAAGGCTGTCGAGGCTTTCGGCAAGCTCTGCCGCGAACTTCGGGGTCGGTGCCTCTGCTTCAACCAGAACGGCGGCGAGCGTCGAGAAAAGCTGCTGGATGCTTTCAACAGCAGGGCCTGCAGGTTGAGCAGCCCATGCACGTACAGCAGCAAGGAGGTCGCGCTCCAGCACTTCGGATTGACGGTGTTGGGAGCGGGTGAGTAGGGCGGTCATGACGCGCTCTCCGTGGCCCTTACGGTGGTGGTGGTGGTGGCGAGCTTCAATATCTGCGCAGGCTCCCAATGCGCCATTGAATTGAGCTTCTTGGCGGCTTGCTTGGGCGTGATGCGAAGGCGCAGGCCCATGCGAACAAAGAAAGCCTCGTCCTTGGACGCAAGGATGGCTTTGGCTGCTACGCGTTGCTCTTCATGAAGCTTGGAAGCAGTCTTGTGTGCGATCCGGGCTTCGGCGGCTTTTTGTGCCTTGTAGGCATCAATCTGACTGTCGATGTTTCCGCGCTTGGCAAGCGGCAGATTCAGCATTCCGTGATCAAGCGCCATCTTTCTCTCCATTACTGCCCGGGGATCGAGCTGATGGAATGAAGTATGGCACAGCCGTACTACAGGTCAAGTGCAACCGTACTTTTAGTTAGACCGAGTTTTCATTTAGTTAGCGCGCTTCTCGATGTGGCGCGCATAAGGGCCTTTTGCCGTGACGGAGGTCACAAGAATCATCCGCTGGGTCCACTTCAACTACGGGAATACCCGTCCACCCCATGTTTAAGGGATGCGCCTCTGCGGCAACGCTAGGGGCCGCGCATTTAACAGGCGTGCGCCTCTGGGGCGACATGTAAGAAATCGGCTTAAGGCTCGTGAAAGCACGTCTTGTTACATTCAAGGAATGCCCAAACAATCAAAAAAGGCTATTGCTCAACGCATGAAGAATGCTCGGCTTGCCACCGGCCTATCCCAGAGGGACGCAGCGGAAGTTGCTCGTGTGACGAGACAGGAGGTTTCCAAATGGGAGAGTGCGCGCCGAGACATTGATGCCTACCAATGCGGCGAACTGGCGAAGCTCTACGGCACCAGCACAGACACGATCATCCTGGGCATGGAAGCGGTGCCCGTGCGCGAGCGATCCGCCTGCGAAGGCTGTAAGAACTTCGCAGGGCTACGCCGCGTGTCGGCGCTCACGCAAGCGCTCTAGCCGGCACATCCTCACGTCGCTGCGAGTCTTCATGCGATGCTCTTCAACGGTGAGCCACTGCATGTTGTCGCGGGTATCGCTACCGCCAGCGCAAAGCGGATTGGCGTGGTCTACCTGGTAGTTTGGGCAAGATCCACGGCGCAGACCCGTGGACGGACAAGGATGCTCGCGCCTGAAGGCTGCGACCTCGGATAACGACCTATTGGACGGGCGTGCCCAAATATTGACAGGAGCTGCGCACAATGCCGTCGCCAACAGTATCGGGCACAGGCTGAGTCGCGTTCCCAATGTTGCCCGGCAGGGTGATGACTGTGTTGCCGCTGGCGTCGTAATAGCTGGATTGTCCAATTCCATAGGAGCCGTCCTTGCAGAAGATGGCGTACTGCGTGGCGGAAGACGTGTAGGGGACTTTCGGGCGCCCAACAAATTGCAGTTGCTCCACGCGTCGTGAGTAACCGAACACCCAGATTGTGTAGTTGCCGGGAAACGCCCCCTTGGTAACGCGGTCAGTCCGCAAGAGGTAGGTGATGTTGCCATCACCGGACTGCGCGACCATCTGCAGATTCGATTGTGCAGCAGCACCAACGGTCGCCGCAGCCAGACTCGCCAGAAATAGTCGTCTCATTGCGTAGCCTCCAACACTTTGAGCGGAGCGAACGTGCGCACGATTGCTAACAGCCTCTCTTTGTCGTGCGGCTCCAGCGCATCAATAACCCGCGCCGCCTCCGCAGCGACCGGCGAAAGCCCTTCATAACCGAAAAGCAGGTGATCGGCGCTTTTATCTAGTCGTTTGCATATAAGGGCTAGTTGGCGGGCGTTCGGTGGGTGGCGATTGTTTTCCCAGCCTGAGACGACCTGTTTGCCTGCGTCCGCGCCATGTTCCGCCAAGCCCGCTCCCAGCTCAGCCTGGCTCATCCCTTTTGATTTTCTGGCCGCAGCCAGCCGCTCGCCAAATGTCATGCAAAAAGCATAAGCCAAGCTTTTGATATCGCTAAATAATGGTACGGTTGAGCTTGACTCCAGAGGTACGGCGAGGCCATACTCAAGCGATGCCACTACCTGAACTGCATTCATACCTCGCGCCTCGCGGTGCAAAGGTCGCATTCGCCAGTGCGTGCGGCGTCACCAAGCAGACGCTCAACGACTGGCTGAGAAACGGGCGTGTATCGCCGCCTCATGCGGCCAAAGCAAGCGCCGTTAGCGGCATCCCCAAAGAAAAGCTGTGCCCTGACTTCGACTGGGGCACCAGCCGTCGCAGAGCCAAGCAAGAGGCTTGACCGATGGCCAAACCTCTCAGGGCACCAAGCCCACAGATCCAACTTGCAGCTACCTGCTTGACAGCCACAGGGAGGGCTGAAGGCTCGAATTGCTGCGTCGAATACATGGATGAAGGGTGCTGGAGTCATATGCCTCGACTGTCGGTTTTTTTTGTCTTTGGGAGGTAGTCAAGTGCCGTCAAAAGAATTGCGCCTAGCTGACGGACAAGGGGAACTCCCTCTGTCGCGTTGCGCAGAACCCAATGAAGTGCCGATGGAAATGATCCGTCGCCAGAAGACCGCAGGCGCTGCCCTCGCGCTTGCGTGCCAGTCGTCAGGGCTGGAAGACAAAGAGATTTACTGCGCGCTGGAGCTTGACCCTGGTTACTTCTCCCGCATCAAGAAGGGCGAGGCCACGCTACAGGCTGATTTGCTCAGGCACTTTTGCCGCGTGGTGGGCAACAACATTTACCCCGAGTGGCAAGCCTATCAACTGGGCTGCACTCTGGTTCAGATCAAGACCGAAGCAGAGCGCCGCGCTGAGATTGCAGAGCAACGCGCCGCTGCCGCCGAGACTGAAAACAAGCTGATGCGTCAACTGCTGGCGGGGAGGGTTCCGGCATGAGAGTCGCAACCGAGCTAGCCGCAGCGCTGGCAACCATCAAAAGCCAAAACTAGGAGAACCACATGGACGAATTCGACGCAATCAAGATCCGTTTCAAGCCAGAACACCTGTTGCGGCTCATGCCATTCAAGGCCGTGGCCGATATTCGCTATTACCTGAATGGCATCCACGTCAAGAAGGCAGAACGGGGCGGGGTCTATCTCGTGGCAACGGACGGCCACACGATGGCCCTGATTCACGACGAAGAGGGCAGCATTGAGGGCGCCGACGAAGCCACGTTCACAGTCTTGCCAGTGTTGGTTGCTGGGGCGAAGGCCAGCCAAAAGAAGCCGAACACTGGACTTGGCTTCCGTGTCTGCGTTGAAGGGAATCGCGCCAAGATCGCCATCCCTGATACCAGCATGGAACTTGCCCTCCAGCCCGGCAAGTGCTTCATCGTCGGCAAGTTTCCTGACTGGCGCAAGGTTGTGCCCGACTTTTCCAAGCTCAAGCACGGGGTCTGCACCTCGTCGTTCAACGCGAACTACCTCGCGCGCTTCGCCAAGATCGTAAGTCCCAAGTTCACTGGAGTTACCTTCTGGCAAGAAGACGAGCATAAGGTTCTGGTCGTGCAAATGACGAGCATTCCCGAAATGATCGGGCTTGTCATGCCGATGCGGGGCGACGGCGGCAGCCTCAATTCGTTTAAGCGCTTTGGCTATGTTGAGCCACTTGCCGATGCTCCGCTCCCGGAAAAGCAACCATCCGACGCGGACCCGGTGGCGGCATGACTCTCCCCCATGAGATCCCAGTTGTGCCTAGCCGCACCTTTGGGAACGCATCAATCCCAAGCACGCAGCCTTACAGGACTCCATCCTGGAATGTGGTTCCTCGGGCAGCAATCGGGAAAGCAGCCACTTTTGTTCCGCGTGAATCGCCGGAACAGAAGCTTCCCATTCCAGCAACGCAAACCTGACCTTTTCAAGTTGTCAGAAAACCTCTCTTTTTTTACAAGGAGTAGCACATGCAGTTGTCCTTTGAAATGACCCCGTATCAACTTCATAGCCGAACCAGCAAGGTCGCAGCCGAGGCGATGGCACCCAAGGCCCTGACCAAGCGCGAGAAGCTGCTGGCTTATCTCAAGCTGTTTCCGGACGGCCTCACGGACGAACAGATGCAGGTCTTCATGCCCGCGAATACGCAGAGGCCGCGTCGGGTCGAGTTGCTTGCTGCACATCTGATCGAAAAGGCCGACTACACCCGCGCTACTTTGAGCGGTGAGCAAGCTTGCGTGTGGAAGGCTATATGAACAAAGCACAGATCAAAGCAGAGCTTCGGCGGTCTGCAACGGAGGATGAAAACCTTTGGTTATTCGGCGCTGGCTTGGATGCCTTCTGGGCTGCTGGTTCATTCAACGTCGGTCGGGACGAATTCATATTCGCCTTGTCATTTGACGATCTGCGCACGTTCTATCTGCTGGTTGCGGAGGCGCTTTAAGTGGCATACGGCTTCGTTTATTTGCTGGGCAACCCCGCGATGCCCTGCTATTACAAAATTGGCTGCACGGAAAGAGCGCCGCACGAACGTGCACGCCAACTTTCGGCAGCCAGCGGCGTGCCCCACCCATTCCACGTGCTGCTCTACATCGAGGTTGACCAGCATCAGAAGGTCGAGCAGCGCTTCCACCGCGAGATTTCGGATTTCCGCGCACGGGGAGACAGGGAGTTCTTCTGTTTCGGTCCCGCTCATATGAATTGGGTGTGGCATGCGTTTGCAGACTATCCAGAGCGCCTCTCGTTCGCCGCTCCCCATTGGCACAAGTATTCGTTCAAGCCTCAATTTCCAGACGATCACGTCGAAACATGGTCTTCCGACCTGGCTTATCTCCACTTGCCAAATGTCGGGCCAATCGAAGACGGCGAGCTGAAAGTGAGCCTCTGAAATGGCACGCTCTCGCAACATCAAGCCTGGATTCTTCACCAACGAGGAATTGGTGGAGTTGCCCTTTGCTACGCGCTTGCTGTTCGCGGGCCTCTGGACGCTAGCCGACAAGGAAGGGCGCCTGAAAGATCGTCCCAAGACCGTCAAGATGAAGCTGTTTCCGGCCGACGACCTCGACGTTGAGGAGATGCTAGCCGAGCTAGCGGGCGCTGGCCTTATCCGCCGCTATGAGGCGGCTGGAGAGCGCTACGTGTGCATACCCTCATGGGATAAGCATCAGAACCCGCACCACACAGAGAAAGCCTCTGAGATTCCACCGCCAGACGGTGGTTTAACGGTTAAAGAAACGTTAGAGCCCGAGAGCCCTCCCGTTACAGCCGTGCTGATTCCTGATTCCGGATTCCTGATTCCTGATTCCCTTGATGTTCCGCCTTCGGCTGAAAAAGCCAAGCGGGCAAAGCCGAAGACGAAATACCCCGAAGACTTCACTCCCGATGAAACCGGAGTTGCCGCCTGCACCCGTGCTGGCCTGAACCAAGCCGAGGAACTTGGGAAGTTTCGGAATCACCACGAGGCAAGGGGAACGCTGATGGCGAACTGGCAAGCAGGATTCCGCACCTGGCTCGATAAGGCGGTGGAGTTTAGACGCGGGAAAGCACGGGGGGATAACCGTTCGACCACGGTTCCCGGACCTGTCGGAAAAGACCCGGCGCTGGCGAAGTTGGACGCCGACGCCAAGACGACAAAGCCGATGAGCGCCGAGCAAAAGGCGGCACTGGCGGAACTTACCCAACGATTCAAACTGGCCGCTTGATGGCGGCTCATTAACAAGGAGAGAAGAGATGAAAGAAGTAATCATCGATGGAGTTGTGTTTGTGCCGAAGACCGAGACAGATTCGCTGGCAGAAGTGAAAGCGGCGTTTGCGGCAGGAAAGGCAGTCCAGTTTTATTCAAGTTGTGGCGGCTGGCTGGATCATCATGCGCCGGGCTTTTCGTCTGCCTTTGAATGGCGCATCAAGCCCGAGCCGAAGTCGGATCGATCCTTCACGACGCCGATGGATTTGACTCATGCAATGTGTGACTGCGTGGACTTCACCACATCGCAGTGGCCCGGGGACAACCTCCGCCTGACCTTCGACGGCGAAACCGGCAAGCTCAAGAGCGCGGAGGTTCTGTGAAAACCATCCTCATCCTGGAAATCCACCACGACAAGGAACTACCGAACCTGTGCGATCAGGTTGCAGGCCGCGCATACACGATTGGTGGCGTGGACGATGTTCAAGTCAGGGTTGGCGACTCGTTCCAAGTTCGCGGCGAATCCTCTGCAAAGCTCGATGCTATGGCGCGGGTGGGGGAGGTGCTGTGAGGAAGAATCAAATCAAAGCAGAACTGCGGCGGTCTGCGACGGAGGATGAAAATCCGTGGTGGTGGCATGGCCTTAATGGGTACGTCTTTGCCGCTACTTGTGCATTTCGAAACAGTCAGTACGAGCGAATGTGCAACCTGTCAAATGACGATCTGCGCACGTTCTATCTGCTGGTCGCGGAGGCGCTATGAGTGCGTCAGCGAATGATCTGCCGGACCTAATCTCTGCGGACTGGCTCCTTTCGCGTTGCACGCGCACCGAATGCGGATGCTTGGTCTGGAACGGCTTCACAGAAAAGAAGTGCAGGCAGGAGGCGCCCAAGGCCAATTTCGGCAAGCGCGGTGGCCCCATGCCTGTGCGCCGCGTCGTGTGGGCTGCGGCTACCGGGAAACGGTTGGGGTCGAGCGATTTCATTGTTCGGTCGTGCGATACGTGGGGATGCGTCGAACTCGCATGTTTGGCGTGCATCAAGCGCAAAGACGTGCTGGCCGGCCGCTCCCTCCCTTTGCATCAGAGGGCAAAGCTCGCTGAGCTTGCGCGGGCGCGAGGCCTCACCGATCTGACTGAGGAAAAGGCACAAGTCATCCGCGAGATGAGTTTGAGCATCGAGAAGACGGCGAAGGTGATGGGCGTTGGTGAAACGACCGTTGCTGAAATCCGGCGCGGCAATCGCTGGGTGAACTACCGCAACCCGTTTGCAGGGCTGGCCCGCGTATGAAAACTCAAATCTGCCCGATCTGCAACATCAGGAAAGAGCTTCGCTTGTTCCGCGCACTTGTGTGCCGCGGAGGCCTGGCGGAGGCCGTCAAATGACCTGCCAGCCCTGCGCAGAAGCCGAGACAAATCCCGGCGTTCACAGCTTTACTGCTGGCTGTCTTGAATGCTCAGCTCGCGCACTAGCGCATGGGCCTATCTATTGGGCAGCAGCAAAGGCTGATGCACTGACGCCAGCTTATCGGTCAGCGCTTCAGGCGTTGGCTGGAGCGGATTGGAAGGCATGCCATGAGCGGGTGAAGTATTACGCGGGGAGGATTTCGGGGTGAACGAAGAATTGAAAGACCCGAACCGTGCGGTCGATTACATCCTCGCCAATGCTGGGAAATTCGCCGCTGCAAAGGCTCAGCGCGTCTACCTTGAGGAATTCAGGAAGTCGAAGAAGGCCATCCTGATGGCGCAATGCCCCGACAAGGCCGCGAACGCTCGGGAGCAATACGCGTACAGCCACGAAGACTATCTGGCGCTTCTCGGCGGGTTGAAGGCTGCGGTCGAGATTGAGGAAAAGCTTAGGTGGGACATGGTTGCAGCGCAGGCCCGGATTGAGATCTGGCGCACGCAATCAGCGAACAACAGAACACAGGACAAGGTGATGCGATGAACCAAACGGAATATCTAACCAGCTTGGATGACGCAGAGTTGAAGCGGCAGGCGGGCATTTGCTACGACGACTTGCAGATCGCGGCAAACATGGAGCACAACTCAAACTGGCACGAATCCTGTTTTGCGGCGGCGGTCATGTTCGCGCAAGAGTTAAACCGTCGCGGCATCGAAATGCGGACGTTGAATTGATGCGCGCCATCCGCTTGATGGCAAATAACTGAAGGAAAAGCGATGTTTAGCATTTTTGGTGATCTTGCAAAGGCTGCTGTTGCCGTCGTAACCGTCCCGGTGGCAGTGGTTGCTGACGTGGTGACGATGGGTGGAGCGCTGACTGACAAAGACCAGCCGTACACGGCGGATGCAATCGAAGACTTCGTGAAGAACGTCAATAACGCTGCCGATCCGCGTAAGTAAATGCGCTCCGCCCAACCGCCCCGTTGCAAATTCTGCAAGCTCCGAACAGAGAAGATCGGCAAGGTCTTGCACGATGGCCCTTGCATGGATTCTTGGATAGCCCAGCAGATCGAGAAGCAGAACAAGGCGAAGGCAGCAAAGCAGCGGGCGGCGGCGAAGGTGGAGCGGGCGAAGACGAAGGCCAGGCGCAGGGCGCTCGAGACCATTCCCGAGTTAATCAAAGCAGCACAGAAGGAATTCAATGCCTACATTCGAGAAAGAGACAAGGATCAGCCTTGTATCTGTTGTGGAAGGACGGCTACTACCGTCTCCGGTCTGGGTGCCCATGGGTGGGATTGCGGGCACTACCGTTCAACCGGCAGCGCTTCACACTTGCGATTTAACGAGGACAACGCCCATCGTCAACTTGTCCTATGTAACAGGTTTGGGGCGGGTCGGGCTGTCGATTACCGGAGCGGACTGCTGGGTCGAATCGGAATGGAACGGGTGGAAAAACTTGAGTCAGATAACCGAGTTCACAAGTGGACAGCCGAAGAGCTAAGAGCCATCAGGGCTACCTACAAACAGAAATTGAAGGAACTCAAGGAGAAATCGAATGCGGATAACTAAATGGCTGCTTCAAAGGCGCATTGAAAAGCTAGAGGTCGAGCAAGCAGAGGGCAGGGCGAGAGTTGCTATTGAAAAAGAAACTGAGCGCCTGACGAATACGTATTTCCCGAACTCACGGGCAAGGAACGGGGCGTTTTTGGCCGGTGTGGAATGCCGCTTGGCGCAGGCGCGGGCAAAGCTCAAGGAGAAGGCGGAATGACTGATGAATTCTGGCGCGGCTATTGCAAGGGGGTGATCTTCGTCTATTCGGCTGGGGCGGCCGCGCGGGTTAAAGGTGCTTTTTTAAAAGTCATCTTTAACCCCTAGCTCGTTTAGAAGTTAGAAAATCTCACTTCTATTAAGTCCTGGCAACAGGCCGCCCGACTTGATCGCGGGCGTTGATTCCCAAACCCATCCCGCATGGCCTAACCGGACAGCACTCCAGCCGCTAGCTGTAAGTGCTTAATTAATAAATTGAGGGTCGAAATCAATTGACCATCAATTAGAACTGTTCTCCCCGGACGGTCGGCAGGGGCGGCCCCATGGCTGGTTTGGTGGTTTTTTTAAAACAGATGAGGTGAAGCTTGTGCGCACCTTAAAGCAAATCAAGGAGAAGGAATGATGACAAACACAGATGTTGAAACATTTTCGGAGCGACTTAAGGAAGAGGTGAGGCGGCAGCGACTGACTATGGCCGAAGTTGGGGCAATGGTTGACGTTACCGCCGGGACGGTGTGTGCATGGCTGAATGGGTGGTGTATGCCCAAGCCCGCGAAGATTGCCGCTTTGGCTCAAAGCTTAGGGGTACCAATTGAAGCCCTTTGTCCGGACTGGCTTCCAAAGCCTGAGCGAGGCGATCCCATCGACGCCATGGAGCGCAGACTAATCCGCAAATACATTGAGCAAGGCAATGGCTATGGATTCGTCCACGACATCATGTGGAAGGTGCGCGTAGCTACAGGCAAGGTCAAAGACGAAGACGCTGAATAACTAACAGAGGTGGGCATGACCTTAACAGAACACATCGAGAAATTGGAACGCATCATTGCCGAGATGGAAAAAACAGTCGAAAGGCTGAAAAAGAGCCAAGGGCCGTCATCCCGGAGAAACGAAACCTTTTGGGATCTGTGCGAATTCCTGAATTCCGTAGATGAAACCGAGAAAGACCGCGCAAGATTCAACATCTGGCGCTAAAATACGTCATCTTCTTGACCTCCAAAACGGAACCGAATAGTGATTCGGATAGCGCAATCCAGAGAGGCGCGCCTGAATAGAAGCAGGGAACAGAAATAGTGACCCCGAGCCGAAACCCATCCGGCGCAGAAAAATAGGATGGGGCAGATTTACCTTGCGGCGGCAGCGGTGTCGGTAAGGTGGCAAACGCATGCGGATTGGCAGAGAGATCAGAAATGTTTTGTACGTGGGGCACCCGTACATTCAGGACGCTGACGTTATCGCACTGGCCAGTGACAATCCGCAGCCGTTTGTTAGCCTCAGGTGAGGCGGTAAAGGGAAGTGTCGTGGCGTCTTGTTTCGGACTTCGTGGGCCGAGATTAGCGCAGAGCCTTCGGGCGCTACGGGGCACTTCCCTTTGCTGAATGCGCAGTGATGATGCGCAGCGATAGTCGGAGCGGTGGTACTGAAGCGCGGGTAGTGGTCGCGCCATCTTCGGATGCTGGGTGAATTCCAACCCTGACGCCAAAAGCCGGAAAAACAACATCACCGGCCAGCAATCGATTGTGGGTTTCGGTTGGGCGCCCCATAGCGGCTAAATGCCGTGTGGCCTGAAGATGGCTGAGTCTGTTCGATTCAAACCGACAGGAAACCGATGACAGCCGGGAAAGACCGGCACCTTACAACTATGCGACAAGCCAAGGAGCCCGCAGACATGACCGATTTCGGAGCAATCTTTAGCAGCATCCTGCTTGCGGTTATCGCTACCGCATTTGCACTGATGGCGATACGCAACGAGCAGCGCCTTCGCCAAGCCGCAATTTCGGCTGCGGCCCACGCGGTAGATGTGAATCTTGCGTGCAAAACACCTCCCCCGCGCCACGCAGCTGGGGCATTTCGCCGGATGGCGAAGACTTTGGCCAAGACGGACCCGATGCGATCCCTCGCCGCCATGCAATTGGCTCATGCCGCTGAGGCCCAACAATGATGAAGGGTCGATACGGACAGCCGCACATCACGCCTAGCGCGGCGGGCTGGCTCTGCCTGTGTCCTGAGGCAATGGGCTACGGTTCAACGCCTGCCGACGCCTACCGGCTTTGGCGTGCGAACCGGATGATTGGGCAGGCCGTCCGGTCTAAAGTAGACCAGTCTGGAGTCTTCCATGGCTAAGGGTGCCAAAACGGGCGGCAGGAAGCCTGGATCGGTCAACAAGGCCACGAAAGAGTTTCGGGAGACGGTACAGAAGGTCTTGGACTTGAACGCGGCAAACGTCGCTATATGGCTTGAGCGCGTTGCTGAAGGTGACGGCGAAGACCTGAAGGGTGATCCGGCAAAGGCGCTTGATCTGCTTGCCAAGCTGGCTGAATACGCGGCTCCCAAGCTCGCTCGCACTGAAGTGACAGGCGCAGATGGTGGGCCGGTTAAGTCGAGTCTCGAAGTAACCTTTGTCGGCCAGTGATCCAGTTTCCCAAGAAGCTTCAATGCCTGTTCCGACCGAAGCGCCTGAAGGTGCTGCACGGCGGGCGCGGCTCTGGGAAATCATGGGCCGTCGCGAGGGCTTTGCTCATTCAGGGCGCCCAACGACCGCTGCGCATTCTCTGCGCTCGCGAAGTTCAGAAGTCGATCAAGGATTCGGTTCACCGGCTGCTGACTGACCAGATCCAGGCGCTGGGCCTGGGTGAGTTCTACGAAGTGCTGGATACGGAGATTCGCGGGCGCAATGGCTCGCTGTTCCTGTTTGCCGGCCTTGCGCAGCACACGGTCGAGTCGATCAAGTCATTCGAGGGTGTTGATGTGGTTTGGGTCGAAGAGGCCCAAGTCGTCACGAAACGCTCATGGGACGTGCTGACGCCCACGATTCGCAAAGAGGACAAAGCGGCCGGTACTCAGTCCGAGATCTGGATCACGCTGAACCCGGACATGGAAACCGACGAAACCTATAAGCGTTTCGTGGAGCATCGCCCGGAAGAGTCGCCCGAAGCCTTCGTCATCCAGGTGAATTGGCGCGACAACCCGTGGTTTCCAAGCGTGCTGGAGGCCGAGCGACTTCAAACCCAGCAACGCGATCCACAAAACTACGCCAATATTTGGGAGGGCGAACCCAAGCGCGTGAGCGATGGTGCTATTTATCGCTACGAAATCGAAGCCCTGTACCGGGATTCTCGGGCCCGTAATGTGCCATACGATACCTTGCTGCGAGTGCACACGGTCTGGGATTTGGGCTGGAACGATGCCATGACCATTGGATTCTGGCAGCGCTCAGGCTCAGAAGTAAGGTGTATTGACTACATCGAGGACAGCCATCGGACGATTGATTGGTACGTAGGACAGATTGAGAAGCGCGCATATAGGTGGGGCACGGACTTCATTCCTCACGATGGCAGGGCGAGAAACATCCAGACTGGCAAGAGCACTGAAGAAGCTCTGCAGGCGATGGGGCGTAATGTGGTTGTGTTGCCTGCTCTGGACATTGAGGAGGGCATCAAAGCTGCTCGCCTGATGTTCCCCCGCGTCTACATCGACCAGACCGCCCGTGAGGTTCAAACCGGCTTCAGCGGCCCAGCCAGGCTGCTTGAATGCCTCAAACGCTACCAGCGCCAGGTCAATCAGCGCACGATGGAAGCGACTATCCCGTTGCACGATGAGTACAGCCACGGCGCGGACATGTTCCGCTACGCCGGAATGGCGGTCGATCAGATGGGCAACGCGACTGCATCTCAGCCAATTAGATACAAATCGCGAATTTTGGCGTAACAAGCCGCCGTCTTACATGCATAATGCCGACACTCGCTCAGAATTCGGCAAGTTCAGCGCGGTTGCTGGACTCAACCTTAAGGATGCATCCAAATGAACGCAAAAACCCAAGTCCAACGCGACGCTGATGCCGAGATCGACCGCCGCCACCGTGCAGCCAGTGAGCCCGAGTCGGCAACCAACAGCCAGGTGTTCACCTATCCTGATGGCTCCCAGCGCGTGGGCCTGCCGCCTTTCCCCAAGGAAAGCCCGTTGGAGCAGGATCTGCGCACCAAGAACGAGGAAAGCGCCACGCCGACCCCGATGCACATCCCGCACGGCATGAAGACCTCGGGTGAACCGGCGCCGGCCGAAAACGGCACGAGTGTGACCGTCGATCAGTTCAAGGCCCGCGTGAAGCAGCAAGTCGAATCCGATGTGACCAGCGGCAAAGACCCGGCCACGCCGAACCCGACCACGGCAAGCGACAAGCCTGAGCTGGCGAACGTGACTACCGCTGACGCGCTGCAAGCCGCTTCCGAGCCGGTGACGGCTGAGGACTTGGCAAAGATCGCGGTGAACATCAAGCCGGACGTTGAAGCAACTCCCGAGCAAATCGAAGCGGCTGCGCTTCAAGTCGCACGCGAAACCAAGGGCGTCATTCCCGACGCCAAGGCTAGCAAGAAGAAGTAACCTAAAGGGCGCTGAATGGCTCAAACGTTGGGAAACGCTGAGCTTCTAGCCCTCCTTCAAGGGCTGGAGGAAGACTCGTCACAGTACACCTTCGGCACGCTGCGCGCTCAGCGTGACCGAGCGGTGAAGGACTACTTTCAGCGCCCTTATGGGAACGAGGAAGAGGGCTGGAGCCAGATCGTCACATCAGACGTTCAGGACACCATTGAATGGATGATGCCCGCGCTGCTGGAGAAGTTCGTATCCAGCGATGACGCCGTGGTGTTCGACCCTTCCAGGGCATCCGATGCCGAAGGGGCAGAGCAGGCTACCGATGCCTGCAACTACGTCTTCTACAAGCAGAACAACGGCTTCCTGATCCTGTACACCGCCTTCAAGGATGCGCTGCAGGTCAAGAATTGCGCGATCAACTGGCGCAAGGAAACCAAAGAGGTTGTCGAGAAGCTGCCGTTGCGTGGCGTTCCGGCTGAAATGATTGCCTATCACCTCAGTCAAGGGTGGGAGCAAAAGGAAGATGCTGAAGCCTTGCCGCAGCAAGAGCCGCAGATCATGCAGACGCCACAGGGGCCGATGGTTGTTGCGCCACCGCAGACGTACAACGCTCTTTTGACCAAGACTGTCGAGCGCAAGACGATCAAGGTCGAGGCCTTCGAGCCTGAAACGCTGCAGGTCAAGCGGGACTGGACAAGTCCCATGCTGGAAGACTGCCCCTACGTCTGCCGCTCGCTGTATGTGAGCTTGTCAGACTTGAAGATGATGGGCTTCGAGGATGTGACCGCTGAAGAGTTAGCAGGCAGCGCGCAGACTGGCATCGGCATGGATCAGGAGTCCCGGCGAACACGGACCGGCGATCAGGATGATGTGAGCTTCACCGAGCGCAACGAAGTCGATACAGATGACGAATCCCAGACGATGGGCTACCTGCGCATTGAATGGGTGCTTGCCGACAAGGATGGCGATGGGATTGCAGAGCGGCTTGAGGTCTATCGCCTAGAGGACAAGATTCTGTCCGTTGAGGAGTGCCCGCAGGTTCCCGTAGCTACTGGCTCACCCATCCTCGTGCAGCATCGCTGGGACGGCATGAGTGTCGCGGAGATCGTGGCTGACATTCAACGGCTGCGAACCGACCTCATGCGCGGCGTCGTGAACAATGCAGCGCTGGCGAACAACCCGCGCAACACGGTGCTGACGGATGCCAACGGGGCGCCGCGGGCAAATGTGGACGACCTGTTGGACTCCCGTCCTGGTGGCCTGCTTCGCCAGTTCCAACCAGATGCGATCGGGACGCAGGAGACGCCATTCGTCGGACAGCAGATGTTCGGCATGATGGAGTACATCGACCTGATGCGCGAGCAGCGCACGGGCGTCTCCAAGAATCAGCAAGGCCTGGACCCGAACTCTCTTCGCCCTGACCGCACGGCCAAGGAAGTGCAACTCACCACCAATGCCGCAAATCGCCGCATTGACTTGGTGGCTCGGATCTTCGCTGAAACTCTCGTCAAGCCCATGTTCAAGGGCATCCTGCGCCTGTTAACCGAAGGCGACATGGACAAGATCGCTTTCCGCCTGCGCGGTAAGTTCGTTGAGTACGACCCGAACGAATGGCGAGACAGCTACGACATGACGATCAATGTCGGCACGGGCACTGGCGACAAGGAAAAGCAACTCGCTGTGCTTGCTGCTGTCGGGCAGGAGCAATTGACGCTCGCTGGCTCACCCCTCGGCCCGATGGTCGTCACCCCGCGTCAGATTTACAAGACGAAGGCGAAGATGCTCGACCTCGCGGGCTTCAAGAACGTTGACGACTTTTGGACAGACCCGCAAGACGCGAAGCTGCCGACGCCGCCACCACCGCCGCCTGATCCGAAGATCCAGATTGAGCAGATGAAACTGCAGGCTGAGGCGCAGAAGTTCCAAGCTGAGAGCCAGCAGGAATACGCCAAGCTCCAGCTCGAAGACCAGCGCAAGCAGCGCGAACTCATGGCGCAGAACGAGATTCAGCGGCAGAACGACGAGCGTGACGCTCAGGCAAAGCTGCTAGAGGCGCAATACAAGCAGGAACTTGAATTGGCGAAACTCTCTCAGGAGCGCTACAAGACCGATGAAGACAACCGCGTGAAGATCATCGTCGCCCAAATCGCTCATCCGGGTGAAAACGGCGTGGAAGTTGCAGAAGATGGCACGGTCACGCAAAAGCCCGATCCGATGCTTGCCGTCTTGGCCGGCTTGGCCGAACTCAAAGAATCCAACCTTCGCCCCAAAGTGATCGAGCTGCGTGACTCGACGGGCAAAGTCACCAAAAGCGGCGTTGTCGCTTCTGTTCAGTAAGGATCGACATGACCGACATACCTCTCATCTATACAAAGTTCGGCAACTTGCCGATTGCTGATCTGGACTATTACTGCGAATGGTCAGAGACGCCCGACTACGTGAAGTTTCGGGAGTGGTATTTGGACAAATCTGGCGAGACGGTGAGAGAGTCGGCGCATGTTCTCTCTCGTCATGGCGTGGCCGGCGATGGTGTCGCGGCTGAAATCTAAGGAGAACTCATGGCTAACACACAAGCGCTCTGCTCTAGCTTTAAGGGCGAGATTCTCTCTGGCGTTCACGCTCTCGGGACGACTGTTACCCGAGGCTCCACCGCGGCGGACACGCTCAAGGCTGCGCTATTCATTGCGACGGCCACGCTCAACGCAGCAACTACCACCTATAGCACTACCGGCGAAGTAACTGGCACCGGCTATGTTGCGGGCGGAGTCACGGTCACGAATGCGACGGCTCCAGCCGTCACCGGCACACAAGCCTATTGGACGCCATCCGCGTCATTGTCGTGGACGGGCGTGACGCTATCGACGGCGTTTGATTGCGTGCAGGTCTATAACTCCTCGCAAAGCAATCGCTCCATCAGCATTCACACCTTCGGTTCGCAGACCGTGACCGCCGGCAACTTCACCCTGACCATGCCGACGAACGGCGCTGGTACGGGCTTGGTGCAGATCAATTAAGGAGAGGCTATGACCACGCTCTACTTCAAGACCGACTCGGCACCTTTCAATGCGGCGCAACAGGCGGCCAGCACCAGCCCCACGCGCAAACTGCTGGGCAGCGGCGGCACGTCAGGCAACGTCACCGCCACCGAGGGTGGATTCACCCTTGATAAGTGCCTCGCGGCTTCCTGCGACGGCGGCGCTAACGGCGACTTTTCCATGACGATCAAGGTCACCACAGCCGGCGATCCCGAGAAGTACCGACCGCGCCTCTCGCGCTACAACGCGACCGGTGTGCTGCAAGCCACCTATGAACCCACGACCATGGACGCCGTCGTTCTGCCCGGATTCAAGACCGTGCCCGACACCCTGACTTTCAACATGCCCGGGGTGAACCTGGGCGCGTGGCAGGCTGGCGATATCTTCGTGGCCTCTGTGCTGTTTGCGCAGAACGCTGGCGGCCGACGCGGCGTGTTGGACACCTTCGCGTTGGACGGCTCAAGCTTCGTCATCGTGCCCTGGTGAGCGCGGGCAGGTAAGGGCGGCACATGGCGTGGACGTTCGTCGCCGCAGGAACCAACACTGACGCGACGAGCGGCTCCACCACTGTCACGCCGGCTGTTCCTACCAGTTCTAACGGTGATCTGCTTGCGCTGATCGTTCACTACAAGTACGGAAGCGGCGCTACCTCATGCACCCCGCCTGCTGGGTGGACGGTAGCGTTCGATATGCCCGCCACGTCTGGCGGTGCTTTCGGAATGATGGTCGCGTTCATGCAGCGCGGCGCATCCGCCCCATCATCGCCTACCTGCACCTTCAACGCAGGGACAGGCGGGGCAACGTCTCGGATTGAGTCATATACGCCTCCCGCCGGAGGGACTGGAATTGCAGTCGATGCGTTCACGAATACGCAGTCGGCAACGGCAATTACGAACCAGACGGCGACCGGATTCACCACCGGGGTCAACGATGTATTGTTGTTGGCAAACTTTTCGTGGGATGGCCCCACCAATCGAGGCCCAAGCGCCATGTCTGGCGGCTCGGGAACAACCTGGACGACGACTGCCCGAGTTGGCGCTACTGGAACAGCTCCGGCCCAAGGGAGCTATTACGGCGGCCAAGCTACTGCAGGCGCGACCGGTAACTTCACGACCACCGCGGCGTTTGCCTTCATCAAGTCTTTGGGCGTCACGGCGTTCAAGATCACTACAGGCGGGGGCGGCGGAACTGCTGCGCTAACTGGCGTTGGCAGCACTGGCGCGACAGGAACGACAACCGCGAACAACGCGGTATCCATCACAGGCGTATCCGCCTCTGGTGCAGTGGGGACGGTAACCGCATCCACGGCTTATGGCGCAACCCTAACGGGGGTTGCAGCCTCGGGCGCGACAGGCAATGTCGGCTCTGCGCGCACGATAGCACTTGGAGGAGTTGTTGGGTCTGGCGCTATTGGCACAGTCGCACCGTCGTCTCAAATTGCGATAAGTGGCGCAGCAGGCTCTGGCGCCAGAGGTAATGTCGGGTCGCAACGCACTGTTTCATTGGCAGGTGTGAGCGCTACGAGCGCTGTTGGCAGCGTCACCGCAACTAACACCACCATCGTCGGGCTCTCTGGAGTAGCTGGGCTTGGGGCAGCAGGCTCTGTCTCTGCTCAGGCAGATCAAGCGCCGCGCAACATGGGCTTTGAGATCTCAGTGCGTGAGCCGGTGCTGGAACGCCGCAAGCGCGAGCATCAAGAAAAGCTCGTCTACTTCGCCAACCAAAACCGCAAGCGCAAGGCCCGCAAAATAGAGATTCAAGCGGCTGAGCTTTTCGACGGCCAGAGTCTGTCAACGAGCGAAGCCGAACGCGAGTTCATGCATTTGTTGCGCCGCTGGGAGTCGCTCGGTCCTGAGCCGGCGAAAGACCAGACGGTCAGTCTTGCCGAGTTGTTCAAGCTTCAGGTCTTCTTGCGCATCCAGCAACAGATCCAAGACGAGAACGACGAAGACGACTTGTTGATTTCTTTGTTGTTCGCTTAAAAGGAAAAACTATGGCTGAACTCATCGCTCCCGGCACCGCCGCCGCAAATTCCGACGACTTCACTCTTGGGCAGGGCGAATTCACGACGATTTCTTTGAAGCCTGGTGACGGCGCACCACTGCCCACCCAAGCGGCTGCATACGTGCAGAAAAAGCAAGGCGCAGGGTATCTCACCATCGGTCAAATCGACCAGCTCACGCCCGCCAAGAACCTGACGGCAATTGGGACGTATCGGGTATACCGCGACGCTGGCGGTTGGTTCGGCGTGGACAGGGACTAGTCATGCTCTGGCCGCTCCTCTCCAACTTGACGCGGAATCTTCTGCGCACGGTATTCAGTCCGAACAACGGGCTTGAATTCGCGGTGCTGGCCGATGAACACGGCTGGCCCATCATGTCGGCCGATGGCTGGCTCTACAAGGGGTGAACATGCTTGTTCGTGACATTCCAACACTTCCCGTCCAGACGGCGCAGGACAGCGATCAACTGTTCGGCATTCGCAACGGCGAACTAGTAAGGCTGACTGGCGCAACCATGACGCCGACCGCGCTTGCTGCTGCCGTGGCCGCGTATGAGACTGCGCATCCTGCGCCGGCTGGCCCAAAGGGCGACACCGGAGCTACTGGAGCAACCGGCGCGACAGGTGCTACCGGGCCAGCAGGAACCAACGGTACGAACGGCACCAACGCCACGACGACCGCGAACGCCACGACCACGACTCCGGGCCTCATGTCTGCCGCAGACAAGGCCAAGCTTGACCGCAAGCAAGCCATCAACATGACAACTGCTGCAGACGGCAGTTACACCTGGACGTTCGCCATTCCATTCCCCTCGGGAGTGACGCCCGTTATTCAGCTTTCGCCCATCGGCACCAGCGACACCACCGTTTTCAACCACAAAGTCACCGCTCGCAGCAATACAGCCGTGTCCGGCGTAGTCACCAAGTCCACGCCCGTTACCGTCCTCAGCATTTCGGTGCTCGGTGTCGCTGCGGCCTCTGCAACCCCCATCTGCCTTACTGCGGAAGATCCAACATGACCGAAGACCTCCAACGACAAGTAAACCAAGGCGCCGAAGCCGCCCAACTGCTCGATAACCCCGCCTTTCATGAAATGTTCGAACGCTTGGAACGGGAGAACTATGCCGCCTGGAAGGCAATGGATCTGCGCGACACGAAGGGGCAGGAGTTGATGCTGCAGCGCGCCAAGCTGACCGACCGCATGAAGGCGATCGTCTTCGGCATGGTGGAGCAGGGCAAGCTCGCCTCCGCCAAGATTCCTATTGACGATTTGCGCGGGGAAAGCGCCTTTCGTCGTGGAATACGCAAAGTTGTGGGATAGTTGTTGCGATTTAGGCGCTGATGAATACAATTGGCGCAGGTAGCTAACGCCAGCTCAAGGGCTCCGCAGTGATTGCGTCCCGTAAGTCCTCTCAGGCGTCTCGTGAGGGGATTCAGACGAAAGACCCATCATGGGATTGGCCGGACAAGCGCAAGACGCCCCGACTTTCGATGACATTGCCGCTCTCCTTGTCGAGAACCCCGAGGCCGACGCCCCTGAGGATGAAGCGGACGACGCCGAGGCGCCCGAGCAATCGGACAACGCCGAGGACGACCAAAACCCCGAAGACGACGAAGCTGACGACGATTCGGGTCAGAGCCCTGATGACGAAGCCGAGGCGAAAGCCAAAGCCGCCGCTCAGACAAGCGATGCCAAGCTGAAATTCACCATCAAAGGTGAGGACGGCGCCGAGAAGCAAATCGAGGCGACCCCCAAGGAAATTGCCGAAAGCTGGATGCGCCGGGAGGACTACACCCGAAAGACGCAGGAGCTGGGCGAACGTGAACGCCAGGCGCATGAGGTGGTGTCCCGCAAACTCAGCGAGGGACAGAGCTACTACATGCAGGAAGCAGCAAAAGTGCACGCTGCCCTCAATGCCGTGGCGGGACTGAAAACCGATCAGGAAATGGCAGCGCTTGCCGTGGAAAACCCCGCCCTTTGGGTGCAGGAAAACCAGCGAGCAACCGCCATCCGCGGTGTCCTCCAGACCATCGAACAAAACATCCAAGCCGAACGGCAGAAAACCAGCGGCGCGACCTCGGAGCAGCAGCAAGCCGAGTTTCAGCGCGCATGGGGTGTTCTCGGACAGCAAGGCATCGACAAGCCCAAGCTGAAGACCATCTTCGACGGCGTGAAAGACGCCTACGGAGTGCCCGAGGAAAAGTTTGCGCAGATCAGTGACCCCAAGCTGGTTTTGATCATGCGCGACGCGATGGAGTACCGCGCCCTGAAGACGAAGGCCGAGCAGATGAAGAAGGACAAGCCCAACAAGGGCAAGCCGCTTCCCTCGACCCGACAGAACGTGCCGCAAGCAGACGCCTCCCGCAAACGCCTCGATACCCGATTCCGTTCGGGCAAGGCCAACGTGCGGGACTTGGCGTCTTTCATCCAGATGCAAGGCAAATAAGGAGCCGACATGGCACTCCCAACCAATACCTACACCCGCTACACGGCGGGTACGAACGTCCGTGAAGACCTGATCGACAAGATCACGCTCACGAACCCGGAAGCCACTCCCATCGTTTCGGCCTTCGGTCGTGCGACGGCGATGAGCAACTACCACGAATGGCAGCGCGACAACCTGCGCACGCCGAACAAGGACAACGCTGCCCTTGACGGCGACGACGCAACTGGCTCGGCCAAAACGCCGCCGTCCCGCGTGGCGAACTACTGCCAGATCTTCCAGGATACGGTGGTGGTTTCTGGTCGCGCCGAGAAGGTCAAGAAGGCGGGCATGGACTCCGCGATGGCCTACAACGTCGCCAAGGCCTACAAGGAACTGCAGCGCGACGTTGAGGCAATGGTCGTCTCGGCCAATCCTGCGGTGGCCGGTTCGGCTGGTGTCGCGCCCAAGTCGGGCGGCCTTGGTGTGCTGATCTACACGAACGCTCAGCACGGCGCTGGCGGCTCGACCGTGGCTCACACGTCCGGCGCACCGACCACGGCTCCGACCGCAGGCACCGCCCGCACGTTCACCGAGGCTCTGCTGAAGGCTGCTGTTCAAGCGACCTACACGGCCAGCGGTGGCATCCCCGATGCGGTGTACATGTCGCCCAGCCACAAGGGCACGTTCTCCGGCTTCGCGGGTATCGCCGTGAATCGCTACGAGATCACCAAGGGCAAGACGCAGGGCCACATCATCGGCGGCGCGGATGCCTACATGTCCGACTTCGGTGAGCTGGAAATCGTCCCGCACTACATCATGGCCGGCGCCTCGACCGTCTACGGCCTGAACGTGGAGTACGGCGACATTGCCTACCTGCGCGGCTTCCAGTCGTACGACCTGGCCAAGACCGGCGACAGCATCAAGAAGCAGGTCCTGGTGGACTGCACCGTGCGCCTGACCTCTGAAATGGCGCAATTCAAAATTAGCGACCTCACGCCGTAAGCGGCACGCCCCGGCCTTCGGGTCGGGGCATTTCCAAGGACACAAGATGCCGATTGGAAAAGGATTTCAGGAGAACGTCGCAATTGATGAGGGCATGAGCCCGACCGGCGTGCGCACGATCTTCCACTTTGAGGGCGACTGTCTCATCACGCAGCTGCAGCAAGACATGGAACCAGCGCTGGCGTATGTGCAGATGCGCCGCGAACAACTGGCGGGCCAGCCGTGGGGCGAGGGCCGCGAAGTCGGGTACATCCCTGAGTTGTTCCTGCAGGCCATCAACACCAAAGCAGGCGGCGACAAGCAATACCGCCGAGCGCTCGTGCGCCAGTTCTTTCGGGATCACCCGATGTTCTGCTACTACGACGCCTACCTGAAGGTTCACTAAAAGTGGCCCTTGCCAACTACACCGACCTCCAGAGCGCTGTTGCAGCGTGGGCAAACCGCGTTGATTCGACGGTGACAGGTCGCGTTCCGGACTTTATCGCTTTGGCAGAGCAACGGATATTCGACACCGGCGAGCATCCGCTGCGCGTG